TTAATTTACATTAAGTTAGAAACTTTAACTTTTCTGTAGTACTTATTGGTAGCAGATGTTATGGTGATTGCACCATCTGTACTTGCAGCAACTGTTCCAGTATGGAATGGGTTAGCAGCAATTCCGTATCTTGTCTTGAAACCAATTTTAGGTTGGAAACTGTTCTCCCCAACTGCTCTTACCATTTGTAGAGGAACATATGGGCAATAGAATAGTCCTGCGTCGTAAGGTGATGTACCTTTGTATCCTACAACATAGTACTGGTTTTGAGCACTATTGGCTGAGAATGGGTCGATATACACTCTGTACTTACCATTGATTGTACCTGCAAATGTATTGCCTGTGTCATCAACTTGTAAGTTTGCATTTAATGCAGGAGTGTAATCAAGTACACCTGCCATAGTTAGAGCAGAAGCAACATCAGCAGAAGTAAGGATGATGTTACCCTTTCCTCGACGAGTTCTCTGTGCAATTCTGTTTGCATCTCTCTCTATGTTGAATAGAAGTCCTTTGAACTTCTCAACTGACCATCTACCATTGGAGTCAACATCTAGGTTAAAGAAACCACTGTTTGCAACATTGACTTGTGAACCTGCTTCTGCAGTTTTGTAGATAGTTCTGATAACTTCTCTGTTAATCTCTGCAAGGATCTCTGAAGAAAGTATGTTTGCTAACTCAGCCTCAGCATTCAATCCGTGGATTGCCTTAAGGTCTTGTGCTAGTTCCAAACTGTACTCTGCTTTTAGTGCTCTTGACTTAGCAGTAACAGTAACTTTCTCGATGGAGAATGCCATCTCGTTGAAGTCACCATTAACTCCATCGCCTAATGCTTCAGAGTCTCCAGTTGCCATACCTTGACCAACTGAGTACTGTGCTTGAACAGCATCAGAAGCGTTGTTCTCAAGGATCGCAGGGTTTGTTCCTCTCTGTGTTCCAGTAGAACCGAAACCAACAGTACCATCATCGTCAGTAGCTGCGGTGTAATCACCTTGAGTTGCCTGACCAATGTTAGTTCCTGCCTTGTTAGCAGAGAATGCAGATTCTGGTTCGTTGAAGAATGCTTCATCACCAGACTGATTGGTGTATCTAGATCTCATTGCGAAGATCAAACCAGTTGGACCGTTCATTGGTTGAACACCTGCTAGCTCGTATGCAACGAGGTTAGGCATTGAACGACGGATCAAACTGATAAGAACTGGATCGAAACCTGCTACAGGTCCTGCGGGGGTTGAACCACCACTGAACGCACCAGAAGCACCAACAGCGTTACCACTGTTTGTAGGAGCTGCTTCTGTAAGCATTGAAGTTCCGTTCTCAAATGCAGATTGCTCTGCTAAAAACTTTTCTTGGTTCTCTAAAAGAACTGCTGTAACGCTTCTACGGTGTGCGTCCTTAATAGGATCTACACCTTCTGCGTCTAGCAATGGAGCCCACTTCTCCATTATTTTTTCGGCATTGTACATTGTACTTAGAAATTAAATTTGTGGTTGACTATTTTTTACCACCCATTGATAGGGCAGAAAGATACTGATTCATAGACGCTGAATTGTCCATGCTAGGATCTTCGTGTGCTATACCTTCCGAAATGGTTTCGGATTTATTGCTTGAAACCTTAGATTTGCTATTGCTTGGGAAGTAAGACTCCCTAAGAGTAACAATCTTTTCACGGTAAGCGGCTTCACCCTCAAACTCTATTCCTTCAGCTAAAGAATGTAACTTCTCTTTTTGTGTCTCTGCCAGTCCTTCGGATACTTCACTAAAAATACCATCTGCTGTAGATTCTCCGAGTCTCTGGTTGAGAGAGATGTTCTTCTCTATCTGCTCATTGAGCTTGCCTTCCATATCATCAAGTTTATTTACCATGCTTTCTAGCACATCATATTTGTCGTCAGGAATTGATACATAATGATCTTCAAAAAGTCCCTTCATACCTTGAAGGAATGATTCAGTCATTTCGGTCTTAAGACCATGCTCGACTTCAATCGCATTTTCTTTTAACCATTCGTCAGAGACATACTCTAAGTATGCGTCTGTACGCTCGATCAACTCAGACTTAACACCCTCTAGATGCTCTGTCAAAGTTTTCTCGTACTCTTCGGTCATCGCTTCTTGAATCTCGTTAACTTTTGAGTTAACAGCAGCTTCAAAAATTGTTTTTGCCTTTTCTTGGAATTCTTCAGAAAGTTCTTCTCCACCACATAGTGCAGCAAGATCGTCATCTACATTAACTGCAGGTGTCTCTTCTGTTTCAGCAACTACTTCTTGTTCTGCTTCAACAGCAGGTTCGTCGCCTTGCTTAAGGACTTCAGTTCCTATAGTCTCCATAGATTGTGCAGGTTTTGCACCTTTGTTAACGATATCTTTTACCGTTTTAACTGTTGCAGGTTTTAGTGCAGCAGAGTTGTCTGTGGACTTGTAGTTCTGAGGTGTAGGTCCTCCGAGATCCTCATAAGATGCTGATGCTCCAGGTGATGTGGAGTCGTCAACCTTCTTCATAGGATCGCCAGCTTTCGCACCCCTTGTTACAGGATTGTCCATTTCGTTTAATTCTTTAGCGGCCATTTTCCGATGTTCTCCGAATGAGATTAGGTTAATCTGTGATTATTTATAAGATTTTATAGATTTGATAAGAACTGGTTAAAGAGTTTTAACTTGTTCTCTTCAAGTTGTTGATTGTCAACA